ACTACAAATAACGCTATTATAAACAATATTAACCGTTTAATATATGGTAAGAGGTTAAGTGCTATAGATGCTTCGAGAAAGCCTAACGAATATGCTCAAATGATGGCTATGATTGCGCCCGATGAGATGCGTAAGGTAGTGTTAGATTTTGAGATGTTAGGACAAGCATCGTTTCAGGTACATTATTCAAAGGATAGAAGCAAGATTCTAAAAGTTTATCACATTCCTGTTCAGCAATTAGCACCTGAAAAGTGCAATAAAGATGGACAAATAGAAGCGTATTACTATTCAGACAATTGGGAAGATACACGCAACTATGCGCCTAAAAGAATTCCTGCTTTTGGATTCGGTAAAGAGCAAGTAGAAATTATGTTTATCCAACCTTACTCGGTAGGAATGAAATACTTTTCTTATGTTGACTATCAAGGTGGGTTGAATTACGCAGTATTAGAAGAAGATATAGCCAACTATTTAATTTCTGAGGTTCAGTCATCTTTTAGTTCACGTAGTGTAGTAAACTTCAATAACGGACAACCAACTCCAGAAGAGCAGGATATTATCTCTTCTAAAGTTATGTCTAAGTTGACAGGTACGAATGGTCAAAGAGTTATCGTAGCTTTTAATAACAACGCTGAAAGTAAAACAACGATAGATTCTATTCCGGTAGACAATGCTCCGGACTTATACAATCAGTTAAGTGAGGAATGTATGCGTAAGATAATGCTATCGCACAACGTTACATCTCCTTTACTTTTTGGTATTGCTTCAACAAATGGTTTTAGTTCAAATGCAGATGAGTTACAAAATAGTTTTGTGTTATTTGACAACTTAGTTATACGACCAAAACAAGAAGTATTACTTAGCGCTATTGATAGAATCTTAGCTTTTAATGGTATTTCTTTAAAACTATATTTTAGAACTCTTAAACCACTTGAATTTACGGATTTAGAGAACGCACAAACTGAGGAGCAAGTAGCAGAAGAAACAGGAACGCAACTAAGCGCAGAACCTACCGACAAAGAATTAGATGTACTTTTAAACGACTTAGAAGGCGAAGTATTAGGAGACGAATGGGAGCGTATTACAGAGCGTGAAGTAAAAGAAGACAATATAAGTACAGAGGAATGGGTAAATAATGCCTTAAATCCAAAGAAAAGCGTATTAGCACGTCTTGCATCTGTGATTAAATCAGAGCCAAGTAGAGAATCTAACTTAGATAAGTCTGTTTACAAGGTGCGTTATGAATATGCTGCACGATATAACAAGGCTAACTCCAGAGAATTCTGTGTTAAAATGATGACACGAACTAATAACGGAGTAGTATATCGCTTAGAAGATATTGACAAGGCAAGTAGAGCAGGAGTAAACGAAGAGTTAGGACATAAAGGACAACCATACGACTTATTTAAATTCAAAGGTGGAGTTAATTGTTCGCACTATTGGAACGAGGTTTTATATAAACTTAAAAAGAAAGACGGAAAATACGTTGACGATAAAGCGTTAAGTTCGTCTGAGGAAGTAAATACTATTCCTAAATCTTACCAACCAAGACCTACAGGAAACGCACAAAGCAAAGTAGCACCTATTGATATGCCTAACAACGGACATCACCCTAATTATAACAAGTAATGGCAGAAGCACTTTTAATATCAAGAACAGACGTTGTAAAGTTCACTGCGATGAACGGCAACGTAGACACGGATAAATTCATTCAGTTTATCAAAATCGCTCAAGACGTACATATACAGACTATGTTAGGTACTCAGCTATTAAGAAGAATACAAGAAGACATAATAGAAGATACGTTAGCAAATCCTTATTTAGATTTACTTATTGACTATATAAAACCTATGCTTATTCATTGGGCAATGGTAGAATATTTACCTTTTGCAGCTTATACAATTGCTAACAAAGGAGTATACAAACACGATTCCGAAAACGCTACTACGGTAGAAAAAAACGAAGTAGACTTTTTAGTAGAAAAGCAAAGACAAATAGCACAACACTACACGCAAAGATTTGTAGATTATATGTGTTTTAATATGGCATCTTTCCCAGAGTATAATTCTAATTCAAATGGTGATATGTACCCAAGAGGAGAGAATAACTTAAATGGGTGGTATCTATGAAGAAGTACAAGGTAAAAGAAAACAATATACAAAAGTTAAAGTTATACTTAAAGAAAGTAGAGAAAGATGGCAAACACGATAGGATGGGGGCAGGGCGTTCTTAACACAATTGGTTGGGGTGCAGATGGAAGTAAAGGTGGTTTAGAGACTACTAACCTAATATCTGAAGATTCTGATTTCTTTGTGACAGAAGCAGAGGACTTTCTTATAGATGAAACATTATTTAATAGCGGTGGGTTTGGCGCAGTCTATGACGTTTCTTACTCAGGCGAAACATTATTAGAACGATAAAAAATACAAAATGGCAGAGAAAAAAATAAGTGAACTAACGGCAAAAGGAGCAGCGGTTGCAGCTACGGATTTAATGGTTATATCTGAGGTTAGCGGTGCTTCGTATGTTACTAAAAGCGTTACAGGTGCTAATATTAAATCACTTGCTCAAAGTGGATTGCCTACAGAGATTCAACTTGCTGCATCTGACGAGACAACTGCACTTACTACCGGTACTGCAAAGGTTACTTTTAGAATGCCTTATGCAATGACATTGACTGCGGTTCGTGCATCTCTTTCAACTGCTCAGGCAAGTGGTACAATATTTACTGTTGACATCAATGAAGGTGGCACAACTATCCTATCCACTAAGCTAACAATAGACAACACTGAGAAGACATCTACAACGGCTGCCACTCCAGCGGTAATATCTGATAGTGCACTCAGTGATGATAGCGAGATAACAATTGACATTGACCAAATAGGTAATGGTTCAGCAAAAGGTTTGAAAGTTACATTGATAGGTACAAGAGTATGATAATCAATCCATATTTAGTGCAGCCAAGTGGGCCTTCCTACGGCACACTAACTACTGCTTGGATAGCTGCCACTGGAGAAACTGATTTAACTATCTTAGGTGCATTGAATACGCTTGAGACAGACCTGACTACCTATGGACTGACTGCTAAGATGGATGCTTTATATCCAATGGTGGGAGGAACGGCGGGGAAGCATTCATATAACTTTATGAATACTGCGGCATATCAGTTGACGTTTAATGGTGGGTGGACTCACTCAAGTACTGGAGCTTTGCCGAATGGTACAAATGCCTATGCCGATACTGGATTTAATGTAAACACATATAAAGATAACAATCACTTATCTTATTATATTCGTACAAATTTAGATGAGGTAAGAGTAGACGCTGGATTGATTGGCAGCATTGGTCAATATTTTGACATAGAAAGTAGAATTTCTAATGTAGGGTATTTCGGTAATCATATAGCAGGTGTCAATGTTAATTTTGCAGTAACTGATTCAAGAGGATTGTGGTTAAATACAAGGACAACATCCACTCTTCAAAAGGTATATAAAAACGGAACATCTCAAGGTTCAAACACAGCTTCAGGAACTACTGCAATAAATGGAAATATTTATTTAGGTGCAAGGAATTTAGTTGGAACTGGAGCAAATTTATATTCTACAAAACAAACTGCATTTGCATCCATAGGAGATGGATTAGATGACACCGAAGCAGCTAACTTCTACACTGCGGTACAAGCATTTCAAACTACATTATCTCGTCAAGTATGAAACTAACAGATATAACACAAGCAGAATATCCTAACTATGTAGGACTTTTGACAGAGGTACAGAAAGATGAATTAGTAGGTCAGCAATACACTGAGGATAGCTACTTCAATCCTATCCAAGATGCGGATGATAATTGGATTATCTCAACTGAGGAGATGAACTTCTGTACAAACGTAAAATTTATGTGGGTGAAAGATTTGGATTTGATTCCTTATAATCCTAAACCTACACCACCATTTCCACCTGTAAATTAATAACCAATGGAATTACTACCATTAATTGAATCAATAAAGAAACACGGAGTAACGGGAGTTTTAGTGTTAGTTATTTTCTTAATGTTTAATTTCTTTAGTGGAAGGTTGGAGATGGTAGAGGCTAAACTTGAAAAGGTTGAATCTAAACTATATGACTGCTTAGAAGATAGAATCCAAACAAGCAAAAGACAAATAGATAAACACGTACAATTTACCGAATTAATGGTAGGTATTTTACCTGACAAAAAGAAATATGGAACTAAAAGAAAGATGGTTATCTAAAACACCTAAGTTTTGGAAGAAAGTGCAAAGAGTAGGAATAGTAGCGGGTGCAGTTGGTGCTGCAATTATAGCTATGCCTATAGCATTACCTGCTGCAATCATTACGGCAAGTGGATATCTATTAGCAATCGGTGGAGTTACGGCTACATTATCTCAGTTAACTAAGGAAGATGCAGTTAAGTAAGCATTTGAGCAGAGCAGAGTTTGAACGTTCGGATGCTGCTACAAACTACGGAATAAACAACTCTATGAATTCGGGACAACTTGCTAAAGCTATGGCGTTAGCTATTAATTGTTTTGAGCCTATTAGAGAGCATTTAGGAAAGCCTATCAGAGTGAATAGTGGTTATCGTTCTCCTGCGGTAAATAAACGCATTGGTGGTGCTTTAACATCTCAGCATAGTTTAGGCGAAGCAATAGACTTAGATTTGCACGATAGAGATTTATTCGAGTGGATTATTGATAATGTTACTTTTGACCAATTGATATTTGAAGGCGGTACAGAAGATAGTGCAGCGTGGTTTCATATTTCCTACCGAGAAGGGCGCAATCGTAAGCAAGTATTAAGAATGCTTAAAAGCGCAGGTAAAACAGTATACCTACCTTACAAACGAAAATAGACCGAGTAACCCTCGGTTTTTTTATTTACACTTATTTTATTTATGAGAAAGCGTCTATTTTTTGACATAGAGACCTCTTTTAATGTTGGTATATTTTGGCGAAGCGGTTACAATCTAACAATACAACCAGATGACATTATAAAAGAACGTTCTATAATTTGTGTTAGTTGGAAGTGGGAAGGCAAAGACGAAGTACATAATTTAACTTGGGATAAAAACCAATGCGATAAAAAACTCTTAAAAGACTTTATTAAGGTATTAAATAAAGCGGATGAGATAGTAGCACACAATGGAGATAGGTTCGATATAAAATGGCTACGTACAAGGTGCTTAAAACACAGAATTGATATGTTTCCACAATATCAAACAATAGACACCCTTAAACACGCTAAAAGCCAATTTAACTTCAATTCAAATAAGTTAGATTATATCGCTAAGTTTTTAGGTGTTGGCGCAAAGCTAAAGCACGAAGGTATGGATATGTGGAAAGCTATAATTTTTAATAAGGATGCTGAGGCTTTAAAACGAATGGTAGAATATTGCGATATGGATGTTATTGTACTTGAAAAGGTTTACCACAAATTAGAACCATATACAAAGCAGAAAGTAAACTATGCAGTATTAAGAGGTGGAGAAAAGTTTGAGTGTCCTAATTGCGGAAAGTTACCACACTATAAAAGTATGTACACAACTGCTGCCGGAACTATTCAACACAGGATGCAATGCTCAGACAGGCACGTTTGCAATAAAAAGTTCACTATTAATAACAAAACTTATATCGGTTATTTGCAATTTAAACTGCGTAGTAATATAAAATAGTTACCTTAGTAGTAATTTTTTCGTAAAAGTTATCTGTTTGATAGGTAAGGAAGGGAGTTCAGAGATGTTCTCCCTTTGTTTTTTCTACCTAAATAAAAATAAATTGTTCAAAAGTATTGTGGTTATAAACAGAACTATTATATTTGTAGAAACAAAACAGATAATTATGAAAAGAAAAATCAGAGAAGCCTTAGAACTTCACGCAAAAGCAAACGAATTGCTTTACCTATGCGAAGGAATGCAGAACCGAATTGATAATATGCTACGGTATAATGCAGAGATAGCAGCACCTAATAATTTTCACGAGCATTCAGAGAATGTAATCGATACTTGCCAACGTGGATTAGATAGATTATGGAGAAGCTACCAGATAGTAATTGATAAACTTAAAAGCCTTGATGAGTTATGAAACCAAAAGAAAAAGCAGAACAACTTGTAAATACATATAAAGTTGCTAACTATCCAAAATTAAATAAGGATGAATGTAAAAAATGTGCTTTAATTGCTGTTGATGAAATTTTATTAGCTTGTGCATTAGAGACAAAAGGTAAATTTGAATATTATTTTGAAGTAAAAAAAGAAATAGAAAAACTATGAAAGAGGAACTAATAAAATACGTTGAACAATTAGAGATTGAACGACAAGAGAACGCTGAGATTTATTCAGAAGAAACGTTAAACAGATTAGACAATTTAATTAAAGAGTATCACAAACTAATATTATCGCTATGAAAACACGAAACATATTTAAGAAAGTAGAACAGGCATTAAACCAACACATAAAGCCTACGACTTTAGAAAACGAGTTCATCCCTAACAACGGAGTAAGACACGGAGACTTGAAAAGATATTGGAATCATTACAACGCAGAATTAGTTAACCGGATATCAGAGATAAGAAGCTATGAAAAGATTTAAGATAACATACAGAGTAAAGCTAAAGACTTGGGAAGAACGATACTTGATAGTAAGTGCTTACACTAAATCAGAAGCTAAAGAGAAATTTGAATTATGGAAAGGATTAATAACAGATATAAACGAGATATAAGATGCCAGATATAGCAATGTGCAAGAATGAAACTTGCAAACTAAAAAAAGAATGTTATCGGTATATGGCAGAGCCATCTAAATATCGTCAAGCATACGCAGATATAAAACCTAATAAAAAAGGAGGATGCGACTACTTTATTAAATACTATTTACAAAAACACTAACATTTGAAAAAACTAATTAGCATTATGAATTACAATATACAATCAATTACAGACACAAAAAACTCATTTCCTAAAAACACGAGGTTCGTCTTTGAGGATTTTTTAATCGCTTGTCCTTTTTCTCTGGACTACCTTAGACAAGTTTCACGCAAACGTGAGGTTATGCAATGGCGACAGTTAGGAATGGTTTGGTTAGCAATAGAAAATATGCATCTAAGCAAAGCAGGAAAGTTCTTTGATAAAGACCATAGCACAGTAATACACGCTTTAAAGGTTGTTAGGTTAGCTAATAACGGATTTGATTATCTTCTAAAGGAAAAGATAGACAAGATTATGAACTGCATTGATTTAAGCGTTCCTTATTCTCACGATTCAAGCGAGAACGAAAAGAACTCTTTGATATAACTGGAAAGATTAATTAAGAAAAAATTAGCTGCTGAAGGTATACTATAAGTTAATAAGTATTATATTTGTAAACAATTCAAAACAGAATAACTATGAAAAAAGAAGAAGTGGTAGACGTTCTACCGAAGACAGAAACGCTTTACACAAAGCTATGGAAAGCCAAACAAGAAATTGGTAAAGTAACTAAGGGTTCAAACAATCCTTTCTTTAAATCAAAATACGCCGATTTAAACGCTTTATTAGAAGCAACTGAACCAATCCTATTAAAACACGGGTTAATCGTCTTACAACCTATTAAAAACGGCTCTGTGTGTACTCAGATAATAGATGCTGATAGTGGAGATATGGTTGAAAGTATTTTAACCCTTCCAATTATAAGCGACCCACAGAAGTTAATTGCTTCTATTACTTACTACAGAAGAGGAACTTTACAGAGTTTATTATCCTTACAGGCTATTGATGACGATGGAAACACGGCACGAGAAGCGGTTAAAGAAACTAAGACCTTTCCACAGGATAGATTTGAAGCAGGACTTTCAAAAGTAGAAAGCGGAGAAATTACATCTAAGCAATTTAAATCTGTTCTTAAATCATATGAATTAACTGAGTTACAATATAAAGCACTTGAATTATTATGAGAATCAGATGCAGCGCAATAGGAAAAATTATGACTTCTCCCCGAACTAAAGGGGAGTTGTTATCTGAAACGGCAAAATCTTACGTTCAGGATTATTTTAAAGAAAAGGAGTTAGGAATCTCTAAGGAGTTTTGGAGTCGATACACGGACAAAGGTTTACAGATGGAAGACGAAGCTATAGAATTTGCTTCTCAAGTTTTAGGATGGGACTTTGTAGTTAAAAACACGGAGCGATTTAATAACGATTGGATAACCGGAGAACCAGATGTAATTACAAAGGACTTACTTGCTGATATTAAATGCTCTTGGGATGGTTCTACATTTCCTTTATTTGATTCTGAATTAAAGAATAAAGATTATTTTTGGCAAATGCAAGGATATATGTGGCTTACAGGATTAGAACAAGCTGAACTGGTTTACTGTTTAATGAATACTCCACACGCAATAGTAGAAGACGAGGTACGTAGAGCGCATTGGAAAGCTAATCTTATTGATGAGGATTTAGATTTACGTGAGGCGGTGCAATCTCAGCATAACTTCGACCACATACCAAACAACTTACGAATTAAACGATTCATAGTAGAAAGAAACGAAGATGCTATTGAGAATATTAAAGAGAAAGTAGAGTTAGCACGAGAGTATTACGGACAATTAAAGAGTATTTTATGAAAGAAGTTGTATGTTTAACCTTATCAGTAATTGGTTTACTGATTTCAGTTTATGTAATAATTAGAGAGTATTTAAGAGGATGAAAGATAGTATAGTAGAATCCGTTGTTACTCAATTTAAAGCACGTTCAAGAGTAGGAATAGATAAATACGGAGTAACACTTGACAGAACAGATTTAAGTACGTTAGAATGGCTAAAACATCTACAAGAAGAATTAATGGATGCAACGCTATATATTGAAAAACTAAAACAAGAATTAAAATGAAACAACTATTTATTATCGCAGCTTTATTTTTAGCTTCGTGCAGCAAAGACAATCCACAACCAAACAAACCTATTAAGGATTGTGATTGTGATAGAGCAATGGAACACACTAAATTCTATATAGTAGGTGATGCTCAAACAGGAAGTTCTGGCTATTATTTTGGTACTTATGTATTAATAAACGATTGCACAGGAGTTCAATATAATGGAAATTGGAATACTAATAATGGGGATTCAGAACCAATTAACGGAGAATGTTATACAAAATAATTAATAACCAATAAATAAAAAGTAAAATGGAGTACAATAACACGAACAAAGTTGTAATTTTTAAAAACAACAAGAAAGAAAAAGAAACTCAACCAGATTATACGGGTACAGTGAACGTAGAAGGTAAAGATTATTCTGTGAGTCTGTGGATTAAAGAAGGTAAGGCAGGAAAGTTTTTTGCGGGTTCAATTCAAGAACCATTTAAAAAGATGGAAAACACTTCTGATAAGATTAGAAACGAAAGTTCTGGACTTCCCTTCTAAAACAAAATACAAATAATTTAGTTATATTTGTACAAGCGTTCATCCGACATTATAAACGCTAAGGTATTATTGAGCCATTTTAATGAACAAGAGGTCGGATGCTTGGGATTTAAAGTGGCTTTTTTTATTTTATTTATTTTATTTTATGAAGTACGTTTTAGATTGTGTAAACGAAAGAAGTTTACAAATTGAAATTGATAGTTATGATACTATCAAAATTGGAATTGCAGATGAGAATGCAGTTAAAATTGTTTTTATTGATGAACGTGGATTATACGAATTAATAGGAGCATTGCATCACATACAAAAACAAATTAAATCCGATAAGTGATGGCAAAGGAATTACCCTATTATAAGCACGAACCTTCGGAATGGTTGGAAGGAGAAATACAAATTTGTTCAGATGAAGCAATTGTATGTTTTATTAATCTATGTTCTGGCTATTGGCTTAAACTTGGATGCATTAGTTATGCATTTGCATTGCAAAAGTATTGCAGACGTAATGCAAACATATTGCAGGAGTTAATTGATGCAGGAATGGTCGATAAAAATCAAGAAGAAATATCAATAAAATTCTTAGATAAACAGTTAAATGAGTTTAATGATATAAGCGGAAAACGTAGCAATGCCGCTAAAAAGAGATGGAGCGATGCAAATGCATTGCAAGTGCATAGCAAAAGCAATGCTATAAGAGAAGAGAAGATAAGAGAAAAGAATATGTTTATAGCACCTACACATCAAGAAGTAGTTGAATATTGTAATGAAAGAAATAATAACGTAGATGTAAATAAATTTATAGACTTTTACGATTCTAAAGGTTGGATGGTAGGCAAGAATAAGATGAAGGATTGGAAAGCCTGTATTCGTACTTGGGAAAAAAGTTCGACAGAACTTCCTAAACAACCTTTGAATATTGACCCATTAGTAGAACGTGCTAAAAAATTACAAGAGCAATATGGTATTAAGTAACGGAAGCGCAAGAAAATACTTGCACGATTATAAAGAAGGAAAAATTGCACAAGGTTTAGGTATTGGATGCAAGTTAGATGAGCATTTAAGATTTAAAGTAGGTCAGTATAATGGAATTCTTGGCGGAGACAATGTGGGAAAAACTTATTTTATGACTTGGTATATGTTAGCTTTAACTACGAACCATAAATTAAAATGGGGTATATGGATGGATGAGAATTCAAAAGGACAAGTATTAAGAGATTTAATACAAATGTATTCTGGCATACCATTTAAAAACTTGTCGCACGAAGAAATTGATTTGTATAATGATTATTTAGAAGATTATTTTTTCTTTATTGACAATCGTCAACAATATAAACCACACGACTTGTTAAAAGAATTTGAATCAATACCTGCGGATGGATATTTTATAGACCCATTTAATCAGTTAGACCACGATATGAATTATGAAAGCAACATTAAATTTATACGTAGCTTAAAAAGATGGTGTAAGATTAATAAAAAGACTGCATATTTATCAATGCATCCTGTGACTGCATCTGGAAGAAAAATAAGTGAATATCCTAAAGGTCACGATTGGGAAGGTCAACCTATGATTCCTAATAAATCAATGGCTGAAGGTGGAAAAATATTTGCTAATATGTGTGACGATTGGATTAATGTACATAGACTTACTAAATTAGAATCAATGCAATATTTTACACTTATTGATATTGATAAAATAAAGGACAAAGATACGGGCGGAACACAAACGATGAGCAATTCTCCGTTAATGTTTTACTATAATCACGGATTAGGATTTACTATTGATGCGGTTAATCCAATAATAAGAGAAGCGCAAGGATTAAAACCTTTAGAACAGAATATTAACTTTGACGATAAACTCCCTTTTTGATATGAATATATTTGATGTAATACACGCTAAGACTTCTTTAGATGCAATTATAGGAAGCATCCGTCTTTCACTAAAAGACTTGAGAGAAAAATACCAACACAAGAAGGATTTGATTAGCAACTTAGAAAAATACGAAGTATGGATGCTTGAGGCACGAGATACTTTTAGTGCTTTAGAAGATGAGAATAAGCAGTTAATGAAACGACTTGCTCAGTATCATTCTGAATATTTGAAGCTGAAACACGAAAATGAAGAACTAAAGAAATTTGTATGAACGAAGAACAGTTATTTAATTATTTAAAAAAGCATTACATATACGACCTATCAAAATGCGAAGACCAATTTTCAAGTTATGATTGTTTTAGTACAACTTATAGATGTGTGATTGAATTAAAATGTAGAACTAAACACTACTATGATTTGATGTTGGAGAAAACAAAGTACGATAGCTTAAAAAAATTAAACTGCAGTGCGCTTTACATTAATTCAACTCCAAAGGGAATCTATATTTTTAACATAAACGATATAAAGCCTAATTGGATAACGGACACTTCAATGCCTAAACAAACAGAATTTTCAAATAATGACAAAATAGAAAAGACATATACGTTAATTTCTGTACATAATTCTATAAAAATATGAAGCCAAAGAAATGCCGTGTATGTAAATCTGAGTTTACGCCTATATACACTACTTCACAGAGCGTTTGTTCTCTTAAATGTGCGGTGGTTAATGCGGAGGTTAAAAAGTCTAAAGCGTGGAATGAACGTAAGAGGATACTAAAAGACGAACTAACTACGGTGCAGGATTTAATGAAGGTAGCACAACAGGTATTTAACAAGTACATTCGTTTAAGAGACGAAGGTAATTTATGTATAAGCTGCGGTAAGATACCAAAGAAAGGTAACGCAGGTCACTTCTATTCAGCAGGTGGACACTTCAACGTGAGGTTCGATGAGCGCAATGTACATCTTCAATGTGAATACTGTAATTCGTTTTTATCTGGCAACCTTTTGCCTTATCGTGAAAATCTTTTAGTTAAGTTAGGATATGAAGAATTCGAGAGTTTAAGCGCTGACGCTATGAAAACACGAAAGTTTACAAGAGAAGAATTAAAAGAGATTATAGAAATTTACAAGCAAAAAATAAAAGATGAATTTTAATAGCGATTTCAGATACGATTTAGAGATAGGACAGATTTACGAAAAGCAATTAAATGATTTATTTGGTAAAAAGATAGAGGTTAAAAGAGATTTTAAATGTTTAGAAACAGGTAATATATTTATAGAATACGAATCAAGAAATAAGAAAAGCGGAATAGCAACTACAGAAGCAGACTATTGGTGTTATTGGTTAAGCGATGAGCATTGTGTTTTTATAAAAACAAGTAGACTAAAGGAAATGTGTAGGATTTACATAGGAACAAACAGAGATGTTTTAGGTGGAGATTCAAACACGAGCAAAGGAATTTTACTTCCAACTATTGATTTATTAAAAAGTTAATTATATTTGAACCATAAAAACAGATAACTATGAAAGCAGCAATTGACAATTTTACAGGATTACAAAAAGAATTTGAGGTAGACATAACTTACCCAAATGGAGAAACGGAACTCTACTCCGTTAAAGTTGAATTTAGATATAAGTACAACTTAGCAACCGATACACCCGAATTTATTTTAGAAGGCATACAAGGCGCAAAATGGAATGAAGTAACAAACGTTTACTTTCCATATACGTTCTCACAGGAAGAATGCGAAGCTATCGAAGTACAGATGGAAGACCAAATCGATTGGGAAGATATCATAGATTATTTAAACAATTGGAATAATAGAGACTGATATGAAAGCAATATTAGAATTTAACCTACCAGAAGATGCGCACGAATACAACCTTATGAACAAGGCGGTAGATATGAGCGTAGTTCTTCACGAGTTCGACCAATATTTAAGAGGGCGATTAAAATACGAAGATAATATAACCGAAGATGCTTATGATGCGTTACAGGATGCACGTGATAAGTTATGGGAAATGGCTAAAGATGGAGGAATAGAACTATGAAAAGTAAAGAACTAAAAATCTATCACGCTACAATGTTTGTTGTGTTTAGCGTAATACTTGTTTTAATCGTTTCTAAGGCACTTTCTTACAAGAGTGATAGCAAAGTATATACAATAGAAAGAACCACGCTTAAAACGTCTTATATTAAAGCGGAAGATTTAGATAAAGAAAACCTATCTTTGCAAAAAAGAAATTATTTAGAGCAATTATGGAACGAGAAATGATATTTATATACCTTTTGATTCAAGCATTTTTTATGTTAGGACTAAGTACGTTAGCATTTAAGATGGAATACTTTAATTTAGCACTTATATTTTTAGCTATTGGTGCTTTAAATTTATTAGCTTTGAGCATCTTTATATATGATTTATGGTTAGGAAGATAGAGAAAGACGTAATGCACAGAAGGTATCGTATGAAAAGACGGACTTGTGATTGGTTCTTAAATTATATGTACGATGGAATGGCTTTTATAAGGCTAAATCCTGAAGAATGAAACGCATTTATAAGGTTATAGATTTAATTTGGGTGTATGTTATTAGCCGAGTGTATAGAAGTGAAGACAACTAAGAACAGTTCTGATTGGTTAGCATCGGTAGCAAAGCACCATAAATACTTTATAAGTGTGGTTAAAGGCTTTGGCGAAGATAAATATGCTGAAGATATTGTACAGGAGATGTATTTAAGAATCTATAAATACACAAACCCAGAGAAAATAATAAAAGACGGAGAAGTAAATCAAGGCTTTATATGGTTTGTTTTAAGAAATATCTATGTAGATTATTGTAAGCAGAAAGGAAAGATAGAGAAGGTTACTATGAATGATGCCTTTGATATCAAGGACGAAGAAGCTACAGGAATAGAAAAAGCTAAAAACGATATTGAACTTAAAATTTATTTAGAGATAGATTCTTGGCATTGGTACGATACGATGCTATTTAAGTTATATAAAGAAAACAACCATTCTATGCGTCAACTTTCTGCGTTAACTAAAATATCTGTTACATCTATATTTCACACTATAAAGCATTGTAAGCAACGATTAATAGATAACGTAGGTGAAGACTATGAAGATTATTTAAATGGCGATTATGAGCGAATCTGAAAATACATATCATAGCCTAAGTGAGATTAGAAATAATTATGCTGAACTAATTTCTAAATATTATGAGTTGGTACAGAAACACGAAAAACTAAAAGTAGAATTTGAACAGTTGAAAGAAAGGTATATGAACTTAATAGACAATAAATGAAAACAATAAAAGCATATTTAGAAAATCAAAAGGAGTTAGCGTATGTAGCATTTGCTCAAAGTATGCAAGGCGAAAACGTTAACCTATTGAATGCAAAACACTATTTAGAAAGAATAGTACACTTAGAATTATTAATGAAAGAGTTAGGAAATGGAAAAGAAAAGAAGGGGTAGAAAGCCCAGATTGAAAATTGAAGACGTTAAAGAGTTTGCAGACGGACAATTGCAAGGAATTAAATTACCTGAGGTAGTTAATGAAGTTGTAGAAATAGTAAAAGACGAAGCGACAGAATTAGTAAACGACATTAAAGAAGATGTTGCTGAAGGTTTAGGAGATACGTTAGAGAAGGTTTTTGAGAAAACAGGTATCAAGAAGTTAGTAAAGTTTATAGCTGGAGAGGACTGCGGATGCGATGAGCGTAAGAAGAAACTAAACGAGTTGTTTCCTTACAGAAAGGCGAACTGCTTATTAGAAGAAGAGTATGTAATACTTGACGAGTTTTTAACCAATGGTAACGGACAAATTAAACCATCTTCTCAAAAGGATTTATTAGCTATTTACAACCGAGTATTTAACGTTAAGAGAGAACCTACAAGCTGCTCAAGTTGTTGGAGAGATATTATTAATCAGTTGAAGAAAGTATACAACCAATATAAAGACGAACAAGATGCCAATTCCTAAACCTAACGCCTCAGAAACAGAAAAGGAATTCATACAGAGATGTATGAGTGATAACGATATGATTTCAGAGTATACAGATATAGACCAAAGATTTGCGGTTTGTATAGGTTCTTACGAGGAATTACAGAAAGATGGAGACTCTGAACAGTAGCTACTACTTAGTAATAATAAACCCAGAACTCCATAGGAAAGTATGGAATAGTTTAAAGCTAACTTTAGCAATAGCCGAAGCAGGATATGTACTATTCTACGATAAGGAGATAAATCGTATCCATATGGAAGAAGTAAGCTATGAAGAGTATTTAGGATATAATTATTCATTGAACTAATAAGTGCAGTTAAATACACTTTTAGAAAGTAAATGAATAGAATAAGAGTAAAAGGAAACAAAAAGAGCAATATAAAGCACTATGAAATTTGTAAAAAATACAAAATATTATACAGGAACTGTTTACGAATGGAATTTACCAACAGGTCACACGTGTCCTTTTGCGTTAGAATGTTTAGTAAAGGTTAATAGAGAAACAGGAAAATTTGATAATAAATCAAATGCTTATAAATGTTATGCTGCAAGTCCAGAAAGATTCCCTGCGGTTAGAAATCATCGTTGGAATAATTATGAATATGTATTATTGAAACAAAAACCAATTTTACCAAAAGATTGCAAAGCGGTTAGGATTCACGCAAGCGGTGATTTTTTTAATCAGGAATATTTTGATATGTGGTTAGAAGTAGCAAAAGAAAATCCAAATATTGAATTCTGGGCGTATACAAAATCTTTAAAATATTGGGTAAATAGAATTAATGATATACCTGATAATTTAGTATTGACTGCAAGTTATGGCGGAAGAAATGACGAATTAATTAAACAATACAATTTAAAGCATTCAATAGTTATAAGAGAACAAAAAGATGATATGCCTATTGATTATAATGATGACTATGCAAGAAAACCAAATGTAAATTTTTATTTATTAGATAATTTTAAAAAATGAAAGTAGATAAAGTAAAAATAAGCGAGGTAAAGACGAACCCAAAGAATCCACGTTTAATTAAAGACGATAAGTTTAAGAAGCTGGTTAAGTCTATACAGGACTTCCCACAGATGTTAGAACTGCGCCCAATAGTAGTAGATGAGAATAATATTGTACTCGGTGGAAATATGCGTTTAAAAGCGTGTAAAGAAGCAGGGTTAAAAGAAGTGTTTATTGTTAGAGCAGAAAACCTAACAGAAGAACAAAAAGACGAATTCATTGTAAAAGACAATGTAGGCTTTGGAGAGTGGGATTGGGATATTTTAGCGAATGAATGGGATGCTGAAAAATTAGATGAATGGGGTTTAGACGTTCCTATTTTTAAAGATGGAATGGATGATGAGTTAAAAGATTTGTCAAGTAAGATAGATAATCTTTACAGAATTGAAATAGTTTGTAGAGACGAAGAACATCAAGAAAATAGTTATAATAAATTAATTGAGGAGGGTTACGAATGCCGACTTTTGACATTATAAAAGAATCCAAGCCAAGCAAAACGTTTAGAGTTGCTTCGGTTATAGGTAAATTTGATTTACAATCTGAAAACATTGTAGAACATTTTAAAGGAGATATTGAACTAGCGAAAGAATGGCAAGTAGGTTTAATCGTAGGTAAAAGCGGAACAGGAAAAACTACAATAGCAAAGCAGCTATTTGAAAATGCTTATATAACATCTTACGAATACACAAAAGAAACTGTATTAGATGATATGCCTAAAGAATGTAGCGTAGAACAAATAACGTCTGCATTTAATTCAGTAGGCTTTAGCAGTCCACCAAGTTGGTTAAAACCATATTCAGTTTTAAGTAATGGACAAAAGATGCGAGTTGACTTAGCACGTGCAATATTAGAAGAACAAAAGTTTTTTGTATTTGATGAGTTTACAAGCGTTGTAGATAGAAACGTAGCACAGATAGGTTCGTTTGCTATGCAGAAAGCAATTAGAAAGACGGACAAACAATTTATTGCAGTTACTTGTCATTTTGACGTACAAGATTGGTTATTGCCTGACTGGGTATTTAATACAGATACAATGACCTTTCAAAGTTTTGAAGGGCAAAAAAAAAATAGACCAGAAATTAAATTTGAAATATTCAACACAACAGATAAAAGCATTTGGAAGATGTTTGCTAAGCACCACTATTTAAGTCACTCACATAATAACGCTGCAAATGTATTTATAGCAACAGTAAATGATGAAATAGCAGGATTTATAAGCGTACTACCTCAACCGGGAAAGATAGCAAAAAATAGGCGTGTTCATCGTTTAGTTATGTTGCCAGATTACCAAGGAGCAGGAATAGGTATAAGACTATTAGAAGAGGTTGGTTTAGAATATAAAAAAAACGAATATAGATTTACAATTAACACAAGTGCACAAAGTTTAATTTATGCTTTAAAGAAATCTCATAAATGGAACTGTCATCATTTTGGAAGATTAGATAGATGTGGCAATAGTATGGGAGGAGCAGGAAAAAGCAATAAAATGAGCGCATCATTTGAATTAAAATAATTAGAAATTAATTAGAGAAATGGCAAACGAAGAAAACTTAATACCTGCTCAATTAGGAGAGGTTAGAAACCCAAACGGAAGACCCAAAGGAAGTAAGAACAGAAGCACAATAGCACGACAATGGCTTGAAGTAAATCAGTCGCTAAAGAATCCGTTAACAGGCGAACAGGAAACTATGAGCCAAGAAGACTTAATGACATTAGCTTTAATTAAGAAAGCACGTGAAGGAGATGTAAACGCATACAAGGCTTTAATGGATAGTGGTTACGGCGCACCTGTTCAGCAGATAGAACAACACAATGTAGAAATACCTTTATTCCCAGATGTTTCAGAGGACAACGGCAACGAATAAAGTTTTGGCGTTAAAGAAACGTACTAAAATAATTCAAGGCGGCACGTCGGCTTCGAAAACGTACTCTATTTTAGCGGTGCTTATTGATAAGGCATTGAAGAAAAACACGGAGATAAGCGTAGTAGCTGAAACAATACCACATTTAAGAAGGGGAGCGTTAAAAGACTTCTTAAAGATAATGAGGTGGACTAATAGATATGTAGATGCAAACTTCAATAAATCACTTCTAAGATACGAATTCGCTAACGGAAGCGTAATAGAGTTCTTTAGTGCTGACGATGCGAGTAAGCTACGTGGTGCAAGAAGGGACATATTATATATCAATGAGTGCAATAACGTCACTTTTGAATCATATAACGAGTTAGCTATCCGGACAAAGAAAGAAGTTTACTTAGACTTTAACCCTGCCAATGAGTTTTGGGTGCATACGGAACTAAAAGACGAACCAGATTCTGATTTTATAATCCTTACCTACTTAGATAACGAAGCCTTAGACCAATCCATAATAGACCAAATAGAAAAGAACAAGGAGAAAGCAAAGACTTCTGATTATTGGCGTAATTGGTGGAACGTTTACGGACTTGGTTTAGTAGGTAGCTTAGAAGGTGTCGTGTTTAATAATTGGAAAATAATTGACACGATACCAAATGATGCGAGATTAATAGGTATAGGATTAGACTTTGGTTATAGCGTAGACCCTACTGCAATAGTAGAAGTATATCTATACAACGGGCAAAGAATAGTAAACGAAAAAGTTTACCGGACAGGAATGCTTAACTCTGACATCGCAAAGGAACTACCTAAACACGTAGTAGTATATGCGGATTCTGCTGAACCTAAATCTATAGAAGAAATAAGAAGGCAAGGAATAACGATTAAAGGCGTTACGAAGGGCAAGGATTCAATTAACTACGGAATAGATGTAATGCAACGTCAGGACTATTTAGTAACGGCTAATAGCACGAATCTAATCAAAGAACTTAGAAGCTATTGTTGGGACACGGATAAAACAGGAGTGAGATTAAACAAACCCGCAGGAGGGAACGACCACATTATAGATGCGTTAAGGTATCACGAAATGGAAACTTTAGGACTAAACACAAGCTATGGAACATACGCCATCCGTTGAGGAAATGTGCGCAGTAGTAGAAGCGTATATATATGAAAGAAAAGGGAAGAAGGTACGTATTTTATTAAACAACCTTATGAGTGTGCGAAAGCATATAATTATGCTTAACGAGGCTTATTCGTATGTAATTGCATATAACAATAAAGAAAAATAAAAGTTAGAATAATATGAAGTTAGAACTGCTTATACCAACATCATTAAGTGAGATACCATTAAAGCACTACCAAGAGTTTAGAAAGGTAGCTGAAAACTCAAATGATGAGGAGTTCATCTCTGAAAAGATGATAGAATTATTCTGTGGGATTGAACTAAAAGACGTAATTAAAATCAAGGCATCCGATATTAGCGATATGGTGCAGCATTTTAATCAGTTGTTCTCTGGGAAGCAAAACTTTCAGCATCGGTTTAAGATTGGAGATTTAGAATTCGGGTTCGTTACTGATTTAGAAAATATCAGTTGGGGAGAATA